TGACGGTGATTGGCCTATAGATAGAGCCGATGACTAGCATACCTAAACCAAAGGAAGCGACATGGAATACGGCAAAGCTGTTCCGTGTCGATTTCTACGACATGAGACTGCCTGTATCCGGCACACGGCTTGTTTGGGCCGTTGTCGGACGCAAGTGGGTTCGCATCTGTACGCCAATTCAAAACAAAAAGTTTAGATTGCGGCGTGGCGAGTGGGACAAAATGTCAACGCAGCTTATTAAGGAGACAAACGATGGGCAAGGTTAAAGGCTTAATCTTTGACATAGAGGATGATTTCTTGGAAGAGTGCAGCAAGCACATTGGCGGTTGCGAAACCTTCTACGAATTCCAAGTCAAAATGGAAGCACACGCATTCCACGAACTAAAGCACTTGACACAACACGACATTGATGATTGGATGTCTGAAATCTGGAACGAATATTGGAGCAAGTACCAACCATGAAAAAGCGCATACACATCAACCAACATGTAATCCGTGCCAACAAGAAGAACGGTACCAACGACCCGTGCATCACGGTCAAGACAAGCAAGCAAAATATCTATGCACACCGCGTAGAGATTGGCGGTGCATCTACTGTGGTTTATTCCCCTGACAAACCGCTATCATGTGGTGCACGGGTTTGGATAGAGACAAACGCCCCCGTATCTTGTCAAGTAGACGACCAAAAGGCTGTAGCTATCAGCGGGGTTTACCATGTCAATTGAACCAGCCTACCCCAACGCGGCAAGCGACCCACGCTTGACAAACGTGCATGACAAATACAAGACGCTGAGACGACAAATTGATGACGCTGATTGGCAAGGCAGACACGTGACAAACGCCCAACGCAACGAACTGACAAACTTGAGACAAATGGTCCACGATGGCAAACTATACACACCAAACTTTTGACAAATCACCCACGCGACAAATCCGTGACAAACGAACCACGCTAAATCCGGCGTATCCGTGCGATGATTGCGGGGAACCGGCCTTGACCAATGAAGACGGGCGGCTTTCGTGTCCGGCTTGTTGGTTAAAAAAACAAGGCCAGAAAATAAAACAACTTGACCATGCCGGTTTTTATCCGTAGGGTTTCCGAACCAACAATCGAACGAAGGAACCGAACCGATGAAAAAAGCAGATATAAATAAGCCAGCGGAAACTATGTATAAGAAAAGCCGCCGCGCTGTTGCCGATTGCAAATCCGTTTTGAAACAATCTAAAAACAAGAAACTGTCAAAAGATAGATTGCCGGTAATTAAAAAAGGCCGGTTCGCGGGCTATGTAATTTATACGCTAACTTTAGAAGAGCGGGCCACCTGTCCGCGCTATTGTTACCATTGGGATGACTGTTACGGTAATAACATGATGTTCGCGCACCGTATCCAGCACGGGTCGGAACTCGAAAAACAGATTGCAGTTGAGGTAGAAGAACTTTGTAGCGTTTATCGCGGCGTTATTGTCCGGCTGCATGTCTTGGGGGATTTCTATTCCGTGCCTTATGTCGGTTTGTGGAACTCGCTTCTATTCAAACATGATAACTTGGCAATTTGGGGATTTACCGGACACAGTATTGATAGCGAAATAGGCCAAGCCATATATTTGACCGGCGTTAAATTTGGGGACCGGTTCGCGGTTCGGTTTAGCAATGCGCCGGACCTTACCTTTTCAGCGAACAGCGCAGAAATATCCAAGCCAGAAAAAGGCCGGTCTGTTGTTTGTCCTGAACAGACTGGCGCGGCGGAATCGTGCGCGGCTTGTACTGTTTGCTGGTCCGCGCCGGATAGACAGGTTTTGTTTTTGACCCACTAATGACAAAAAGGCCACGCTAAATCTTTTTTGACAAACGGGCCACGCTAAAAGATTGGGGCCGGTGTGTTGCTTTTGGTTTCTTTGGTTCGGGGGGACTAGGTACGGCACCGGCAGCGAGGGGCAGCGAGTCGCGGGGCTGTCCCTCTTTTTTTTCTTGCCTTGCATTTTTTCACTTGCAGGCGGCGGCGGGCCGTGCAATTGTTATGCCATGTTCAACCAACGAAAGGAAAAAGAACATGCTAGACTTAGTAAGAACCAGCGAGATTTCTGGCGGTATCATGTATGAGCACAATGACATAAGTGATATCGGGCTGTTTAAAGAGTATGGTTCCGTTCGGCGGGTTCCGATTGAGGCCGTCGCTCCTATCCGTTTTACTGATAGCGGGGGGCATATGTCGGTAGCAGAGCAGGAAAAATACCCCCACTTATACCCGATGCCGGAAACGTCAGAGGATATAGACCTTTGTGAATCTAAGCCTATTCCTAATTTTAACGCGATTCAGAATATCAAAACAGAAGAGATTTTGAATTGCCGACCTATTGGGAAAACCTACCAGCTTGTGCCGCATGATACACTTTTTGAACGGCAGGCCGAACTATTGAGCGATACCACCCTACCAATCAATGCGGTTTCAGTAACTGACCGGATTTATGATGCAGGGCTTAGGGCACACCGGACCATCTACTTTAACGACCTAAGAACCACCATTGGGGATAGTTCGGACACTGTTGTTTGCCGCATGGATATATTTAACTCGATAGATATGTCATGGGCTTTTCAGGTATTCAGCGGGGCCTATCGTGACCTATGTCGTAATACCTTGGTTTTCGGCGGGGAAAAGGCCTACCACCAAAAGCACAAACACACCAAGAACTTGTCACCCGATGCCCTCATAACCAAGGCGGGCGGGTCTTTGGATATATGGACCAGTCAACGGGATTTAATGCGCCAATGGACACGGGCCAAGCTTTACGATGGACAGTTTGCCCAGATACTGGCGGAAACAATTTGCCACCGGTCAACCCGTGCCAGTGAAGCGGGGCAGGGCAAGCCGGTTAATGAACGGCTGATGAACAACTTGCTTTACCTGTTCGAAAAGGAAAAGCCGGAGCTTGGGCAGACCATGTGGGCGGCTTATAACGCTTTGACCCATTGGGCCACCCATACGAATGAAGCTTGGACCGATATGGAAACCGGCAAGGAATACCAGTCCGGCAAGAAAACGGCTAATGTGGCGCAGGTCCAGCGGCAGCGCAACGATGCCGTGCGGTCCGTGCTTAGTTCACCATCTTGGACCTATCTTGAGGGCTTGGCAGCATGAGTGAGCTTATCGCTTGGTTTGTTGTGTGGCTTTTTGTTTTTCCAGTGTGAGGAATTCATGGAAGCGTTATACGTAGTTTATAGGATTGTGACCGTGGTCCTATTGATAACAATAATAACAGCGGTTTTTCTCTAATCAACGAAAGGAACTCTAGAGATGAATATCAACCCAGAACTGTTAAAAGACTTGTCTGAATGTGCCGACCGTATTGAGGCGGCTATTCGTAAAGATGAACGGCGCAAGGTTCGCGAACAGTTGTTGGAACGCATATCGGCGGAAACCGACCCCCAGCGGCGGGGGCTTTATGTCGGGGACCGTGGGAAAGGAAAAAGACCTTTCCGTGATGGTTCTAAGCTTCAAAAGCTTTTCCGTTCGCTTGTGTCGCGGTCTTACCCAGTAACCAGAAACACACTTATTCGTGAAACTGGAATGACCGCGCAATCTATGCAAAAAGCTATCCAAGAGCTACGCGCACGGGGTCATCATATCCAGTGTGTGCGGGCTGGTTATCGCTTGCCGCGCTATCTCTTGACCCAGCGGGCAGCTTAACTTATAACAATGTGACCGGCAGGCAATCCCGCTTGCCGGTAACTTTTCGAACCGGAAGGGAACCGAACCCATGAGTAAACAAGTTTTGAACATTACCGATGAAACACAAGCCGATGAGCTTGTTGTTTTGAACAAAGACCAGCTTGTCGTCATTCGGAACATGGCCGACAATATCCACAGTCAGGTTGAACTATTGCGGGACCTGATGAAGGCGGCGGGCATTCCATCCTATAGCTTTGATAAAGATAACACCGTCAGAGCCTATCGCACCCAGCTTGCCGACGTCGTCCAGCGGTCTATCGAAAAGGGATAGTTTGCGAACCATTGGGGGGGTTTTCCTCCTCCCCTCCCGATGTAACCTTGCCCCGCCCCTAGTTTGGCGGGGTCTTTTTTTGTCCGGCTTCTATTAACTATGGTCAACTGGCGGTAAACCTTGGGGAATCCGGTTCGGGCTTGGTGTGGGGAAAACATGTATATCGTAAACCAAAAGGCCATCCCCCAGACTAACCGACATGACAAATCACATACGCGCATGTGCGCGGGCGCGGGTTCGCTTGTGGGTTTGGTTCATGTTCGCGGGGTTTGGTCCCTGTTCGCGGGGCTTAGGGTATCGGCGATGTCACAAACAAGAAATATATTTGGCCCGTGTGCGGGTGCGCGAGGGCCACCGGCCCCCCCTGCCATTTGCTATGCAAACCCGACATCATTTTTGTATTTTTTAGGTTAGCCATACGTGTAATTTTGCGAACCATTAGGGGGCCTGCCGGTATTCGGGCACAAAAAACCCCCGCCGGGGAACCAGCAGGGGGGGAGTTTGCGAACCGTTAGGGGTACTGTCAGGGGAGATTGGAGGCCGGGGGGTGGGTATAGGGTTTACTCCCGGCAGGTTGTGAACCTATTGTATAGGTCAAGTGCGGTTTTGTCAAGCCCTTTTTTACTTTTTTGACCATTTTAGGTAATCCATGTAGGAAATGGGGTTGACAAACCCCCCAAAACCGCTATAATACAAGGTTATGACAACGGTTCGCGGGAAAATCCATGTTCGAAGCAGCATTATTAGTTTGTTTAGCTGTCGCACCCAGCGAATGCGTAGAGGTGACCGACACTAGAGGTCCCTATTCTAACGAAGTTGACTGTATGAAACGGGTCGATGAGATGGCGCGGTTCACTAAAGAAATGAATCTCTTCGAAATAAACATAAAGTGGCGATGTACCAACCCAAAAGGTACGGCAACGTAAGTTTCAATGAATCTTCTACCCCAAAATCAGGCTAAAAAGCCTGCCCTGACTGAAAAGCAGGAGCAGTTCCTCGACGCCCTGTTCGAAAACCACGGGAATATGACCGTAGCTGCCGAACAGGTTGGCTATTCTCCCAAGTCAGTTACGTGGCTCAAGGAACGCCTAGCCGACGAAATCATCGAACGCACCAAAGTCATGTTAGCGGGCCATTCTCTGCAGGCCGCGAACAAGTTAGCTAGTCTCGTTACAGCTATAGACATAGAACGCGGGGACGACTTACGGATGAAGGCCGCTGAAAGCATCTTGAACCGTGTCGGCATAGCAAAACAAGAAACAATGAACCACAATGTGCAGGCTGTCCACGGGGTAGTTCTGTTACCACCGAAGAAGGAGACCATCATCGATGGCTAACATTCAAGATATGAACCTTGCGGAACTAGACGCATTCTTAAAGCGTAAGGATATCACAGACGAACAACGTGCAGAAGCAATGATTCGTATGAATCAGATTAGCCGAAGTGATGAAACTAGTCGAGAACAGCCTATGCCTCGCAAGCTACCCAAGTCTAGCCCTCGTCGTCCGCAAGGACAACCAGTAGCCCGTGGCGGCAAGGTTCGTGGTTACGCCCATGGTGGTAAAGCTTGTCGCGGACGCAAAGCAAACTATAAGGTATAAAAGGGGAACAAAATTATGGGAATATTTGATAACATTGGGGACCAGCTATTAAATAGTAGTAAAGATATGAAGCCCCCTTCAAAAGATGTGATGGAAAAATACGAGGCATTTATAAAAACCTTGACTCCAGAACAAAAAAAAGCAGAACGTGCGAAGTTAAGCGGCATGGGAAATATAGCAAGAAACAAGTTCATTAAAGAACGTGTTCGACGGTTCGGTAGTGCTACTACTAAAGAAGTGGAAGCTATGGGTGGTCAGAATAAAAAGGGAGCACTAGCCAAGGGCGGCAAGGTTCGTGGCTACGCTTATGGCACTGGCAAAGGCGGTGTCCGTAGTCGCAAAGCCATCTATAAGTAGTATTAAAATGACATCATACCGTA